CAAAATTCATATTTATTTCTCCTTATTTGTTTTTATTGCTATATTATACATTATAAGAAGTTTCTCCTTTTTTAGCAAAATAAAAGCTAGAGAATTTATATCCCTAGCTATTTATTATATTTCTTCACCTGTATCCTTCATCACAAAAGTTATTTTTAAATTGCAATTTAAAATTTCTGCTATCTCCATAAGTTCTTTTTCAGAAAAGTTATCCCTTTTAAATTTATTATATAAATTCGTTGGAGAACTTCCTAACTCCTTTGCCAAATCCGTAGCTTTTTTATTCCTTTTTATTAAAGCTATTTTTATTTTTTCTGTCATCATACTATCACCCCTCTTTAATATCAGTTTATCACTTATAAGTTATAAAAACAATAAAAATAATTATAAAACATAACTATAAAATTACAAATAACAATTGACATTATCATCTTGAAGTTATACAATATAATTATAAAGTGATATACATAAATAAAAAAGTTATGAAAGGTGGAATGGCAATGAAATTAAAATTTGAATTATGTAATTATGACCCAATAACTTTAGATTGGGATTGCGATGAAACAGATGTAATGGTAGAACATGATACAGAGCTTTTTAATAATTGCATTGAAACTATAAAAGATAAAATTGAAAATAAGTTAGACGAAATAGACGAATACAGATATGAATTAGATGATTTAACAGAAGATGAATTTGACGATATACAAGGTTTATTGGACGATTTAGAAGATGAATTTGAAATTTGTTTTATAGAAATAGAAGAGTTTTAAAAAGGAGTGATATTATGAAATACTGTATAACAAAATGGTGTAAATCTATAACAGATGATGGGAAAGATAAATACATAAATAAAGATGTAGATAAATCTAACATGAAATACAAATTTAGAATTTTAGATGATGATAAAATAGTTTATGGATATGGAGTTTCAGAGAAAAAAAGTTTCCGACCACTAGATAGATATATGTACTCTTTAGGAGTAACAGAAATACAATATCAAGATCCAGTAACTAAAAAATATAAAACTTTATAAGAGGTGTATTATTATGATTCAAATGCAGAATGTAAAAACAGGCGAAAAAATTCTTGTAAAAGATAAAAGAGAATTAAAATTATTTTTAAAGTTTAAATATGCAATAGCACCAAAGAATGTAACACCATTAATTAATCGAAATAAACCGTATAAAGGAACATGGTTGATTAAATATATATAACGCGCACATTAATATTTATATAAAGGTTTTAAGATTTAGTCTTAGGACCTTTTATTTTCATAAAAAGAGGGGATAAAGATGGATGCAGTAGTAAACACAGTAAATTATAATGAAAGATTTATCGCTAATGTAGTAAAAGAGATATCAGTGAAATTTAACTATAATATAATTCAGCAACGTGCATTGACTGATATATTATACAAGTGTACACGCAATGTTACAGTAATATTATTAGAAGATGAAGAAGGCGATTTTAAGACATATATAGATGTGTATGTTAACTCAATTCGTTTAGAGGGGTTATCAGATGAAACAATAAAAAATAAAATGTATACATTAAATGCATTAAATGAATATCTAGAAAAAGATATACACAAAGTAACAATTGCTGATCTAAAAATGTACATACTTAAAAAGCAGTCTGAATGTAAGAGTAATACATTAAACAGTATTATAACTACAATAAAAACTTTCTTTAAATTTTTAGTTGAGGAAGGATATATAGAAAATAATCCAGCATATAAATTAAAAAAAGTTAAAGAAGAAAAACGTCTTAGACACTCTGTTAATGAAGTTACATTTGAACAAATTAGATTAGCTTGTAAAAATAAAAGAGATAGAGCTATTGTAGAATTTGCTTATGCTACTGGTGTAAGAGTTTCAGAATTAGTAAATATAAATATCTCTGACTTAGATTTTTATTCTAATAGTTTAAAGGTAATAGGAAAAGGAAATAAAGAAAGAATTGTACTCTTTTCCGAAATATCTAAGTACTATATAAAACAATATTTAGATGAAAGAAAAGATACTAATTCAGCATTATTTGTAGGCAATAAAAAACCTTATAATCGACTATCTCAAAGGGCTGTCCAAAAAATTTTTTCTAATCTTAAAAAAGATTTAGGACTTAATATTCCTTTGCATCCACATATTTTACGCCATACATTTGCAACTAAATTAGCAGCTACAGCAGATATAACTGTAGTGCAAAAGTTGTTAGGACACGAAAATATAAATACTACAATGATTTATGCGGAAGTTAATGAAGAAAAAATAAGTTATCAATATAAAGCATCAAAATTATAAAATGAAAATGGTAATAAAAAAGAATGGACTGTATATACAGTCCATCTTAATATTTTAGATTTCCACTAAATTTTTTATAAATAAGGATTATACAATTAGTTCGATATTTAATTACATAATCCTTTTTAATTTAAAAAATATTTTTCAAATATTTCTTGTTACGCATAAATAAAAGCTAGAGGTTAATCGCCCCTAGCTTTTTTATTGGTCGCTATCGGTCGTTATCGGTCGTGTCCGATAATGTATAAATATTTCATATTTAAAGTTATATACCCATTATTTTAATAGAAAATAACAGAAAAAGATGTAAATGAAAAATGGGCTATTTATATAGCCCATTTTTTCTTCTTAAACACTATCAGAAAATACAATCAGAAATATAATTAAAAAATGTATTTAAGAAGATCGAAAAAATAAATAAGAAATAAAATCTATAAAATAAATTTATGATTTATTTAATATATTCTATAAATAATTCTATAATCCTTCTTATTTTTTAAAATTTTATAATTTTTTTAATATTATAGAAAACAGGCTAGAGGATTAACTCCCCTAGCCTTCTTTTATTTTTCGAATACTTCTACATATTTTGGAGATGCTGTTATATAAACACCTGATTTAAGTTTATACATATTTGTATCTGTTCTTTTAATAGTTTCTGCTATCGTATAAACTCCACCTGCAGGTACAACTCCAATTACACTTTTACTTGTAAAATCAGGTGTTTTATGCATATTTATATCCTCTTTTATTTTTACATATAACGTTTTGTTATTACCTGTAGTAGTTGTAGTAGGTACTGCTGTAACTTTGCCTTTTCCATTAGTACAATTTACTATCTGATTAACAGATATTTTGCCTGCTTTTAGGTTATAACAATCCAGTCTAAATTGTTCATATTTATCTTCATTAAGCACCATATATACAGGGCATAATTTGTATGCACGACCAACTACATCTGTATGACGGATTATATCCTTTTTAGGATTAAGTCCTTTATTAGCGCATAACCAAGCACATAAATGTACCATACTTCTATAAGTTGCATCTGTATAGTGATTATCTTTTCCTGTCGTTGCTACTTCTACTCCTATTGCATATGCGTTAGCTGAGTTAGTACAATAACATCTTTCTGTTATTGGTATTAATTGATAAATTGTACCGTCTAAATCTATTACATAATGTGCTGATGCGTATACATATTTACCATTTCTTATATAACCATTAGCTACTACATTATTAAAATAACTAACTGTATTTTTTCCTGGAACATCTGCTTGACCTGTATAATGTATTGCAACTTTTGTATAGTTCAGAGCCGTTCCTGGTCTACCAAATTTATTTTTCTTTTGCCATTTTTCTACTATTGTTGGTTTTTCTATAGTCATTTTATCAACTCCTTTTTATAATTAAAAAGATGCCTAAAAAACGACCTATTTAAATCAATTTTAAGCACCTTGTAAATCATTTACCTTGTGTTTATACCTTACTATTTTTCATCTCTTAATTGAATTAACACATCTTTTAATTTTTCTGGAATAGGAATATATTCAGAAACATTTTCTAATAAACTTATAGCTTCATTTGCAATAAAAAACATTAAAGTCATTTCTCTAAGTGCTATTGAATCTCCTATAACCTTTTGTATTTCATATGCAACTGCAATTACTATAAATATAAATACTTTTTTAATTATCCCTCTAAAGCCTATTTCACTTGAAAGTTGCTTGTTGTATATAGCTTTCAATACACCTGTTAAATAATCTAATACTACAAGTGTCACAATCACTCCTAACAGCATATCCCAACCTCCTAAGTGTTTACAAATGAATCCTCCTACTAAGCTTGATATTATAGCTACTATATTAAAATATCTCTCCATCTGCTTTCTCCTTTAAATATTTATTTTTTTCTATAAATTTAAGTACATCTTCTTTATTTTTTAGTATATTTGCTATATATCCAGTTACCGCAGCTGTAGCCATGCTTGTTCCTGTTAACACTTCATATGAATCATTTAAATAAGTTGATTTAACATCCTCACCTACGGCATATATATCACAATCTTTAGAGCAAAAATTTGATATATTACCGTTATGATCTAAAGAACCTACACTTAATGCATATTTAGCGGGATATTCAATTTTTTTATTGTTTCCACTTGCACATACCACAACAATATTTTTATCTATTGCAAGTTGTATAGCTTTTTTTATTTCTTCATCTTCATCTTCAAAAGAAATTGATATATTAATTATATCTGCATTTTTATCTATAGCATAATAAATAGCTTCTGTTATATCGTCTGTATCGCCTTTTCCGTATCTATCTAATATTTTTATAGCTAATAATTCTGTATCTGCTGATATGCTATGTATAATCCCTGCTATATGTGTACCATGACCATTATTATCATCTAAATTTTGACTATTACCTTCTGATGTAAAATTTTTACCATAGATTATTTTTTCTTTTAAGTCAATGTGAGGGAAAATGCCTGAATCTAATATTGCAACTCTCATATATCCCTTCCTTTCTAACATAAAAAAGAGTTGTACCTCTACAACCCTTTAAATGACGTTTTTAAGTTAATACATAGTATTTTAAATTATCTAATTAGTGTAATTTTCTATTATATCTAAAGAATGAAAAATTTGAAAAAGTAATGTACATTTTACATCGAAATCATCCCCCTTCATAGTATATTGGATTAGTTGAGATTGACATATTTACAGTCTATCATAAAGTATTTTTTCTCGAGAGAATATTTATAAATCTAACATTTTCCGCATGAATGTTTTACTCTATCTTTTAATTCTGCTTTTTTACCATTATTCCAACGATTAGTTGTTCCTACTAAATATCCTGTTATTCTTCTGATTCTTTCAAATTCAACTGGAGCTAATTTATATTCTAAGTCAACATATCCTAATTTATCTAATGTTATATTAAGATATTCTATTTCTCTATTTGGATTGTTTTTTCTTACGTGTTTTATGTAAGCTTCTATTTCTTGTTGTTCAATTTTTATACCTTCAGGAGTTTTGATATTTATTTCCATAATTTTATCCTTTCTTATATAAAAAAGGACTGTACCTCTACAGCCCTTTAATAAAATAGATTTAAGTTTTCTAAAATTTTAATTTAACATCATATGCAGTTTTACCCTTTATTGTATTACATAATTTAACTTGTTATAGATTATATCTAAATCTGAAAATGAAAAATGTACATTTTACATTGAAATCATCTCCTTTTAAATTTATATATAAATATTAACATGAATTAAATTTTCTTGAGCGAATATTTAAAAATAATTGTTAAAATTCCTTTAAATAGGAATATTTTCAATGATAAAATTCATATGCTATGATATGCGAAGCGTTTATGAAGTAGCGACAGCGACCGTAATAAATGCAAAGCGGTTATATCGAGTTTATAGCAATTTGGATATACTATGTGCATTTTTATCTAGCACGGTAAATTATATAAAACTATATAAATTTACATAAAAATAAAAGGAGGAATAACCTCCTTTTATTTTGGTAATTTTACCACAAATGCAGAATAAACATTATCTTCATTTCTGATTAAACAAAGGGCATGATACCTTTTAAGCTCTAATAAATCTGTTTCCGTATATCCTTCCTTATTAAATAGTTCCTTAAGTTCAATAAAACACTTCACATCTGCTCCAGCAAGTAATAAAAAGCTGCATCCACTGCTTAAAATAGCCTTTTTACATTTCCTATTACATTGGTCTAAAAAATGTAAACTTATAGTAGGGATAATAGAATATTTTCTAAATTCTGTAAGTGTATCTTGTAATATAATTTGTGCTGTAGGAAATAAATTGATTTCATCTATAAATATTTCTGTGCGTGTGTTAGCTTTTATTTGTTTTGCTAACCATACTTTAGAAAGATAAAATGTAGCTATTAAATCTCTAATATTTCTATTTGTAAAATCTTCTTCTCTAGCTTTTATAATTATTACTTTATTTTGATCTAATGCTTTTACAAAGTCTATATTATTATTTCCAGGTGTATTATATGCTAGTTTTGTATATAGATTAGTTTTTAACATGCTTATTCTATCTATTATACCGTCTATTTTACTATCATAATTTTCAATAGTTCCATTCTTATTAACTTTATCTAAGTCATATAAATCTTTAATTTCATCAGATAATAGTTTTTTTTCACCTTCTGAAAAACCTTCTAAAAGATTCTTACGTACATCAGGATATAATAACACCTCTATTATTTCTTTAAAACTAGCATTAATATTCTTATAAAATACTACGGTACAAGCAGCATAAAAATAACGTAACATTCTAGGAGTTAATTTAGTATCAGAATTAATAGTGTTAAGTAAAATGTGTAATTGTGTACCTTTTTCCATGCATTTAGCTAATTTTCTATACTTATCACTACTATTACATATTAATTCGTTATAGCAAAATCCTTGTAATTGTTCAGGGTTACTACAATCTATTTCTATTAATTTATCTTTCGGAGTTATTTGTTTAATAGATTCTGCTAGACTGCAATCTCTTATTATATCTAATACCACAAGGCCATCTCCTTTTGCTATTATAGATTTAGCTAGATTTTGCATATAATAAGTTTTACCACATCCCATACCTCCCATTAGTACCCTTCCAAGTCTACTTATTTCTTTGTCTGTAGAGTAATATACAGGCGTATTTTTTATAGAATTTCCAATTAATATATCTCCCGTAGCTAGACATTTAGGAAAATCTTTATTATATACTCTATTATGGTTAATTTGTGGAAACTGTTGTATTATATCAGCTCCTGGAAGTGCTATAAAATTACCACACTCATATACAGATGTATTTAAGGTCCTTATATTTCTTTTTATTTTCTTACATATAAATTCATTATCATCTGATATAACCGAATATGAATTTGATATTGTATCTATAATAGATTTTTCTCTATTGACTGTTTTAGCCTTACTAGATAATACAATTTGTGTTTTACATATGTCAGAAGTAGCTTTTTTATTTGTATTGTTACTTAATTTATTAAAATTAATTTGTTTATCCACTTGTTTTACATCAAATAAGAAATTCAAAGTCGAATTAATAAAATCTATACTATAAGATAATATTTTAATAACTACATTAGCTATGGCATTTGATGTATATTTTACATTTGTATTCTTATATTCCTTAATAAACTTTTGGCAAGTGGATTTAAAATAATTACATTGTTTTTCTGAAGTAGGAAGAAAATTATATAATATTCCTGCTTCTTCTCCATCTTGTAATAATTCTACAGTAGACATGTTAGCTGATAACAAATCGTTATTCCTCATATCTGTAGAAGTAGATAGAAAATCTTTATTTTTATAGATTAATTGATATTGTGATCCAGTTATAATTGGTATCGAATTAACTTCTTTTATTTCTACTGATTTCCAAATTTCTTTAAACTTTACTCTAAATTTAGAATAAAATAATTTAGGAACGATAAAGTAAAAATTAATTTTTTCTTTTGTAATGTGAATATAATAACTAGCTTTTAATTGCGTTCTTATAATTAATTTATTATCTTCTATCTTTATGAGCTTATTAAGGTTGAGATACATTTTATTTACAAGATCCAATATAGAATAAGTCCTATTATTCCTAATAGATTTACTTGGTATTAATTTAAGATATACATATTCTTGGTTTTGTATCTCGAAATATTTTACTATAGGAATACTTTTAAGCATGTGTAATTGCTCCTATAACTATATTAAGGATAATATATACACAAGGTATCATAAATGCCCATCTCTTGCCGTTTTTATATCCAAATACATATAATAAAAGTGCTATAAAACCTGCTACAAGGCATATATCAAAAGATAGATTTTGTATAGCAACTAAAAGCTCATATCCAGTTTCTTTAAGAAATTCTATCGGATGTAAAAAGTTATCTAAAATATTTATAACTTGATTTAATTTTTCTTCCATATCAATACCTCCTAAAATCTAATCATTGAAAAAAGTTTTGGATAAAAACTTAATAATATATAAATTAGGAAATATTGTATTCCAGATGTTGTTGCTTGCTTAAAATCTGCACCTTGTAAAGCATTTTCTATGATGCTTTTTATTCCCATACACATACAACCATATTTAGCAAATACCATTAATAAACTAAGAATTTGAGTAGCTACATTTGATATTTCAGTTTCTGTAGTTATACAATAAGAAATTAAATTTTTATTCATAAAAATAGCTATTAAAACAATAATTCTTTTGTATTCTTTTTTATTCATCTTTAAGTTGTTAAGAAATTTTTCAATTAAAGTGTAATCATTTTCTGATATTAACTTATATTCCTTAAAACTATAAGATTTCATGTATAAAAATCTCCTTCCTGTTTAAAATAATAATTAAAATATGAATTGACCGAGGTGATAAAAATGAGTGAAGCATTATTTTGGTTCGGACTTGCTTTCCTATTTGACTTTTTGAGTAAACTCATTTGATTCTTTTAGCATTTCTTTTCTAAGAATGTATTTTATATAATTACTTTTATTACCGTATTCTGAAAATTTATCTTCTAGCCACGATAATAAAAGTTTATCATCCATGTTATTTTTAAAACTCAATTGGATTACGGTTTTATTATTTTTCATAATCTAAACCTCCTTTTACTTAATTCTATGCAAAAGTATGGAAAAGATTACACTTTTATATAATTTTTTAATAAAAAAGAGTAGCTATTGATTTAGCTACTCTTGTGATCTTACTTGGTATTTACTTGGTAAAATAGGTTCGCAATCTTTTTAAATTGCGAACTAAACTAAAGGTTCTCCGTATCCATCATACCCATCTTGTTTTAATATTTCTAAAGTTGTTTCTTTATATTTTTTAGGTACTTGGTCTATAGTTTTTATTTTCTTTTCTATTAAATTTGCATATATTCTAGCCATTATTGTAAACCTCCTTCTTGTAAAGATAAAATCATTTCAGTTAATTCTGCTAATGCTTCTTCATGTTCAGTATCAACTTGTTTTAACTGTTGTATTTTATCATCTATAGTTAATTCTTGTTCTACTAAATCCATTTGTTTTACTGCATATACAATTGTTATAGTTTCATCTTGTTCTGTATACCCAGTTATAACAAGATACTCAGTTTCTGCGTCGTATGTAGGTTGTTGGTCTATAACTTCTTTGAATCCATATCTAGTCATTAAAGCTACTGATTTGTTAAAACCTACTATAGTTCTTCCATCATTTAATTTGTAATTTTGTGGAGCATATTCTAATACTCCATTATTTAATTTTGCATACATATTATTTTACCTCCTTAAATTTCATTTTTTGATAATGCGTAATTATAAAATTTTACATCAAATAATTGGACTATATCTGGTATATCCATCTCCCAAGATTCTATATATAATTTTGTAAAATCGACATTTAAATTTGACTTACTCAAAACTAGTTGTTTGTTTACATAAATATTAATTGTATCCTTTTCATAAGTTATTGTAACAGTAACTTTTTCATTTATATTGAATGATTTTCTCGGTGTTTCAATCCAGCCAGCTACAGTTGCTGTAACTACAGTTTGTACATTTAAATAGCATCTAATTAAACTTTTGCCTTTAAATAAAAATAAAGAATCGTATGCACTAGTTGCTAAAAATGTAAATTGAATAGTTCTGAAATCAATAGGTTTCGAATATGTTAAGTTTGAATTACTTAAATATCCATCTGTTTTGCTTTTTAACTTTAAAACTAATTCTGAATTATCTATTTTATTTTTTAGCGAAATATCACCAATTTTAATTTCTGACATATCAAACCACGCTATTAATTTATTGTCTGATACAATGTTATTTATTAGTAATTTACTACTCATAAGCAATCACCCCACCTAACCATTCTGTAGTATATGTAAAAATAAACTCATATGTTTTATTAGCTGATATTGTTGGAGTATTTCCATTTTGCCATTTGCAAGACGGCAATATCAATGTTA